CGTGGGCGGCGTAGTGGGCGGCGGAGTGGGCGGTGGCGTAGGCGTGGGCGGCGTAGTGGGCGGCGGAGTGGGCGGCGGCGCTAAACTGCGCCTTCGTTGATGCCGGGTTGCGGTACAACGCGAGCACCGCGTCGACGTGCTCGTTCGTGCCCTCCAATAGTTCTAACGAGAGCACGCAAACCTCTCGCCATAAATCAGGGCGCTCTCTGATCCGCTGCCGTAGGCTTTCGCTCAGCTCAGCCAAGGTACACACCACCAGTGACGACGATCGTGAGCAGCACGCCACACGACATGCCGGCAGCGAACGCTGCAAACAGCATCCCCGGCCGGTCCGCCTGGGCCTCGCGCAGCTCGCGCTTGTGCTTGCGATAAAGCCAGCGAATGTCGCAGTAGCGGTTCGCCACAACCTCGTAACAAGTGGCGTTGTCCGTCGCGATCAGGAACAAATCCGTCCTCAGCCCTACTGCAAACATCAGCCCTCCCCTGTTTTCTTGAACAGATCGCGGCGAGCTATTTTCAGCTTGCCGTCGAGCAGTTCCTTGGTTTCCTGGTAGCTCTCCATCAGCTCGCCGCTGTCCGCCTTGGCGACAATGCGGTCGAGCCGGCCCAAACACGCCACCCGCAGCAACGTGAGTTCGCGCTGTGTGAGTTGCACCAACACGGTGTCGTCAGTCTCGGCGATGATGCGTGGCGTGGCGGCGCTGATGCGCTCGCCGATAACAGGATAGCCTTCCACCTTGGCACCTTCACCGCGGCGGAACGCATCCAAGGCAGCGGTCTCGTTGTCGGCATCGACAACACGTCGGCACGCAACTCTGTGCGGTGAAATTTCTTCGACGATGTATCTCGGCATGTGTTGCTCCTCAGCATTGGCGCAACGAAGCGCAGGTCGAAAACGAAGCGTTAAGAGTCGGTGCGATGAAAACGTACAGACTCACATGCTTGTGAAATTTGTTAACGGAACGAATGGGCTCATCAGTAACGGCACCACCGTCAGACCGGCTTGCGCCGGTTTCGCCCTAGTAGATCTTCGGCAGATTGCGAATGAAGTGGCTTTCCTCGAATGGTTCTTCGAACCGAAACGAGTTGCGGCCGTGCTTGGTTTCGTAGGCCGCTATGAACTTCGGCGCGTCGCAATCCTCTTCCAGGTAGAACGTGTTGCCGTTGCGATAGCTGTAGCGGCTGAAATCGGTCGGGTTGAGCCCGAGCCGCTTGAGGTCAGTCCAATCAACCTCAAGCCAGCCATGGCTTGGATCGCTGTGAAAGGTGAAAGTGGTTTGCTCTTCGCTCATGCTCAGCCCTCCGCTTTCTGTTCGGCAATACCGCGGGCCAGACGTTCCTGCTGCAAGTGGTCGAGCCAATACGTGGCGTGGGCGATCGCAAGGTCGAGCTCTTCCAACGTCATGCTGTCGGCAGCGCAATTACAGGCATCCCTGAACCGATAGCTGTCGAACGCGCTGTTGCTGCGGCAGAGGTAACCGTCGAACGCTTCCGTCGCTTCAACCCGCGCCGACGGTGTGGGTATCTCTCGGATGCACCCTGCAATGAACGCGAAGTGACGATGTTGCAGGTCAGGAATTTTGAAGCTGCGGTCTTTCGACCTTGCGGCTTTTTCGGAGAGTGCCATGTCAGTGCCCTCCCGATTTACCGCGACGGTAACGAGCGAGCCGCACTTGCGCTGGCTCCGCTTGCGCTGCGTTGGCCCCGCATAACCGCGGTCACATGCGTGACTGGCACCTTGTAGTGGTCGGCGTATTCACGCCGCGCAGCGAAACTGTCGGCAGCGTGGATGACCTTCGCCGGATAGCCCTGCGACTTGACGTAGAACGCCGTGAGCGCAGGTGACGTGAGACGTTGACCAAAGGCTGCGCCCGCCATGGCGGGCGCAGCCTTTGCAACTTCCACTCCGAAACTGGCCAAGGTGACGTTTCTGGTGCTGCCGCCCCAACGGTAATCGTGCAGCTCTCTGCGGCGGATCTGGCGTGTGGCAGAGGGGGCGATTTCGTACAACTTCTTCGTGTATGAGGTCATTTTCCTTGCTCTCCTCAGAGTGGGTTTCGCTGCCGCTCAGCCGCTCCTCGTCGAGGAGAAGCCGCGGCGCAAAATCGCCGCGTCGCGGCGCCCCATGTGCCGGCACAGGACTGAATAAGATGGAACTGGGGTGTATCTTAATGGTCAGGAATTGAGGAACAATGCCAGAACACCTTGGCATCTTAAAAAAGCCACTAAGATTAACAGATGTTCATTTTCAGCTCACAGAGACGTGATAATGTCGTGAAGTAATTTTTGGAAAATGGCGAAATGCCTAAATGCCCAAATGCCAGAGGGATAATCCTAGGGGACGAAATTCGGGGAGGTGAGAGTGTGGCGAAATTGTGAAAGTGCCACCTTGAAAAAGACACAAAAAAACTAAGTCATTGAAATAATGTCATATTTTGAAAAAATTCCAAATAAGTAGAAGTGGGGGTCTCCCTGACCATTTTTTCCTCAATGCCGACCCTAGGGCGAGGCCAAAAAATCAGTGCCATTTTGCCGTTTATCTCGCCCAAAAAGGTACAATGATACAATAGAAAAAGCTAACCCATTGAAGTTAGGTTATATTTTGCCCCACCTCCCCTGCCGGCTAAATGCCACAACAATTGCCAGCGCCCCGAAATTTTGTTTCAAAGTTCCACGATCACGAAACCGCGCGCCCGGCCACCTGAGAGTGTGACCAAATTAAGGCACTGGCATTTTGCCATTACGCCTTTTATGAATATAATCCTTGAAAAGGTTTAACCTTGTGAGGGCTCAGGAACAGGCTTCCTGGACTTATCCTGCGCGCTCCTTACGTGCGCGCTCGCGCGTGATGCGCGCGTTCTTCGCACACATTCCGCTCGCTTACGCTCGCGCGACGCGTGCGCGAGACGGCCCCGACGCGCCGAAAGCGAACCGGCCGGATGGTCCGGCGGTTGCAACTCTGAGGAGAGTTACCATGAACGTCAAAGGCGAAATGAAGGGCGATATTCTCACCTTGGTGATTGACACTTCGAAGGCGGCGCGCGAAGCGGCTAAGGAGTCCAAGTCCGGCAAGACGCGCCTTCTGGCATCAACGAGCGGCTTCTCAAACTTTGGCGATGTCAAGGTCTCGTTGAACGCCACAATCGACAAGTGATCCCCGCGGCCTCAAGGTGAAACCGTGTCACCTTGAGGCCCCGACGCGGCAGACGTGAGAGACTGCGACGGTCTCGCCCTTGTGCCCCTCCGGGGGTACTTGGACGGGGCCCCGTTGTCTCGCTTCGCGAGACCCCCTTCTGAAATTTGTAGGGGGTATTTTTCGAAAAGACCCCGAACAATAATCTCGTAAGGTACCAACCTATATCGTCATTGCATGTACACCGTATATGCGTTGCTCAGCAAAACAGGCGAACTGCTCTACGTCGGCCGCACCAAGAATTGGGGGCGCCGACTTGCAGAGCACGCCTATCAAAAGGCGTGGTTCACAGAAGTTGCAAAGGTCAACACGACTGAGATCGCAGACCGTGCAACGGCGGAGCGACTTGAATGGAAGCTGATCCGGGAACAGAACCCAAAATACAACGATCGACTTCGAGATCGTTGCCCGAAGTGCGGCGCTGAAAAAGACTACAAGGTCGGCCGAGCATATTGCGCGAAGTGTTTCAACGAGTACCAGCGCGAGAGGCGACGACGCGCAGGAGCGCGGCCGCGGTCGCTCGGCCCGATTTTGAAATGTCCGAAGTGTGGCGGCGCGAAGCCACCCGGCCCGAATTATTGCAAGCCATGCAAGAATGAATACGACCGCGAGTACCGAAGAACGCATTAAGAAAACCGCAACTATCTCGCCCTGAGATCGCGGCATGAACCTGCTGCTCGAAGCCCGCGAGATCGTGCGGACCCAGCCCCCCTCCACGGCTGTGATGCACCTGCATGCCGTCGCCGACGAGTTCGACACCGCATACCGGCGACTGCGGCTGCGGTGCGACCGCGAGAGCATCATCGAGTTTGTGGCGCAGAGCACGCGCCTCTGCCGCGCCATCGACGCCGTGCACGCTTCCACTTCCCCGCCGCCGAAGTCGGGTGCCGCGCGAGAGCCCCGGGAACAGGTCGCATGACCGCACCCCGGGGCTCTTAAGCGCCAAAACAAAAACGCCCAGGGTTGTTATTCCCTGGGCGTATCTGCCGGCCCCCTTACGGTGGACCTCGCAGGCTGTGCCTAAACCGGTATAAGAAGCACGTGCGCCGGCGTGGCTATAAAAACAAATGCCACTGGCATTTGTTTTTCTAGACGCTTCGAAAACGAAACCCCAACGATCCCGCAAGGTATCAACCTTTGGGGTTTCAAGATGAGCGTTCCTACTGCTTGGGTGATTTGCACGACGATCGTCTGCGCCACCATACTGGTCATGTTCTTTGCGAACCACTGACATGATCCCGCAGCCGCCACTCAAAGTCGTGCCGCTCGAAGACACGATGATCTCCCTCGCCGATGAAGGCGTGCCAGTTAGGGCCATCGCCAGGGCGACGCACACCCCGAGCGACGAGATCTATGAAGTGCTCCGCTACGCCATCGAGGATGGCCGGCTGGTCGAGCTGCCGCAGAGCGACTGGCCCCCCGGCACATTCCGCCGCTCGCGCAAACAGCCGGGGTCGTCAGCACTCAATCTCGACGACCACACGCTGGGGCTCGCGCTCGCTGCCGTCTTTAGGCTGACAAGGTTGCAGGTCGCGGTGTTCATCGCGCTGCTGCGCCGGCCGCAGATCACCAAGGCGCAGGTGCACGCGGCGATCGAGACCACCCGGATGCTGGCGCCGGACGAGACCGACCCGAAGATGATCGACGTGGTCATCTGCCATATCCGCAAAAAACTTCGACCCCACGGGGTCGAGCTCAAGACGATCTGGGGCCAGGGCTACACCCTCGCTGCCGCGGAGCGCGACAAGGTGCTCGGCATGCTGGGCCGCTACCTTCAAGGACATGAACAGCAGGAGGCGGCGTGAGCGCCGATCCTACCGAGTTTCTCGACGAGACGATCGAGACGGGGTTTGTTACCGCCACGGTAAATGACCTGGTGCAAGACGCAGAGCCTGCGAGCGGGGCAGATATTGCAGGCCGAACAGGGGGCGCACATCCCCCGACCGGGACCAATCTCAGCGAGCAAACGCCAAAAGAACTGACCGACGACGAAGTCCAGGCCGTCAAAGCTCTCGTGGGTCCTCCGGACATCACGACCGTCGCCATGGCGCAGCTCGCGCGGGAGATCGCGCACGACATCGGGCTGCTGCCGGCGATCCTGCAGAAATACAAACTGACCCAGGCCCAGTATGAGTACCTCTGCAAGCACAACAAGTTCTTCAAGGCGACGCTGCAGCAAGAAGTCAAAGTCTGGCAAGGCGCCGCCTCGACAGAAGCGCGGCTCCGGATGCAAGCGCTCGCCGCGCTTGAACAGCAGATGCCGGTCATCGGCAACCGCATGGGCAATGCAGCCGAAAAACTTGGCGACGTTGTTGAAGCATTTAAGGTCGTTGCAAAAATCGCAGGTGTCGACACTCCACCTTCTGGGCCTGCCCCCACAGGAGAGAGATACCAGATTGTTATCGACCTTGGAGCCGGTAGCGATCTTGTCATCGCAGCAAAAGGCAATGCGCCTGCGAGCCCTGGATCGGATCAGACGCCGGCGTTACGGGCTGACGGAAAAGGGTAAGGCAACTGGTGCACGATACCGCAAGTCGCCGAAGGGCCGGTTGGTGACGTGGAATTACAAACACTCACCGAAAGGGGCCGAGAAGGGGCAACAGTTAGAAGCCGCCAGGCGCCTGCGTGTGCCGGACCGGCGGCAGCAACAGCGCCGACGGGCGCGTGAGCGCAAAGAGATTTTGAGAACGTTACACGATATTGTTGCGGGGCCATACATATGAGCGCGAAGAAAACACTTGACGATAAGCTGGCTGACGCCAACGAAATCATTCGCCAGCGCAACGCCGAGCTGCTCGCGCTCCGCAAAGAAGTCGCCGCGCTCCGCAAGAGCGACGACACCGCCCGCGAGATCCGCGAGCAGATCTACAAGATCGCAGCCTACGATCCCGACCCGCCCGAGTGGATCGTTCGCTACCGTGCCGGCGCTGAGCGCGGCTGCCCGATCACGATGTGGAGCGACTGGCACTATGGCGAGCGGGTGTTCAAATCCCAGGTCGGGGGCGTCAATGAGTTCAACCGCAACATCGCCAAGACACGGGTTCGCCGTCTTACCGAGACGACGTGCGATCTTGCATTCAGCCATATGGGAAACGCGAAGCATAAGTACCCTGGTATTGTCGTCTGCCTCGGGGGGGATATGCTTGGCGGAGATATACATGAGGAGCTCGCGAAGACGAACGATCGGACTACGCAACAGGCGATTGAGGACCTCATTGACCTCATTGGCGCGGGGCTTGAAACGGTCGCGACCCAATTCGGCCGTGTCTTCGTTCCGTGTGTCGTTGGTAACCACGGCCGCTCGACCAAGAAGATGCAGATGAAGGACCGCGTCTTCACCTCGCATGAGTGGAACGTGTATTGCGCGCTGGCCCGGCACTTCAAGAAATCCCGCAACGTCCAGTTCTATATCCCCGAGAGCGCCGACGCACACTTCAAGGTGTATGGTACGCGATACATGCTCACCCACGGTGACAGCCTGGGGACGAAGGGCGGCGACGGGATCATCGGCGCCATCGGGCCCATTATGCGAGGCGCCATCAAGACGCACCGCTCCGAGAGCCAGGTCGAGCGTGAGTTCGACATCCTTCTGATGGGGCACTGGCACCAGGCGCTCTGGCTGCCGACCGCCATCGTCAACAATTCGCTCAAGGGCTTCGACGAGTACGCCATGCTGCAGTTGCGCGCGCCGTTTTCGCGGCCGTCGCAGATGTTGTGGTTCGATCACCCCAAGCACGGCATCACCGCGCGCTGGGAAGTGCTGCTTGAGGGGCGCGAGCAAACCCAAGCCGCCAAGCCGGAGTGGGTGAGCTGGCCGCAGCTCCAGGAAGCGGCCTGATGGCGGGGCTCAAATACAGGGCGCCCCCGACCGTCGCGCGGTTCATGCGCTCAGACGCGTTTGGCCGGCTGATCGCAGGACCCGTCGGCTCAGGGAAAACCACCGGCTGCGTGATCGAGCTGTTACGGCGTAGCGTGTCGCAACGCCCCGGCGCCGACGGCTTGCGCCACACCCGCCACGCCGTGGTGCGGCAGACGTTGAAGCAACTTAAGGACACCGTGCTGAAAGATTGCCAGAACTGGCTCAAGGGCATAGGTAACTGGAAAGTGAGCGACAACACGTTCTATGTCGACTTCGACGACGTGCGTAGCGAATGGGTGTTCATCCCGCTGGAGAACGCGGAGGACCAGGCGCGGCTGCTGTCGATGCAGCTCACAGGCGCGTGGATGTCGGAGTGCATTGAGATGAACCTCGACGTCATCGCGCCGCTGTCGGGCCGCCTTGGGCGGTATCCGTCCGGATCGGATGGCGTACCGTCGTGGCATGGCTGGGTCGCCGACACCAACTTCCCGACCGAAATGACGCCCTGGCACAATTTCATGGAGGAGCACATCGCCACTCCCGGCGACGTGCAGATCTTCAAGCAGCCCTCCGGTCTCGCGCCCGACGCTGAAAACCTCGACTGGCTGCTGCAGACCGAGGAGACCCTCAAGCTGCCGCAGGGGCATCCGAAGCGGCTGGCGCAGGGCCGCAAGTATTACGAGCGCTTCGTCGAGATGTATGGCGAGGAGAGCGACTGGGTGCGGCGATATGTGAAGGCCGAATATGGCGACGACCCGAGCGGCGCCGCGGTGTTCAAGAACACATTCAAGAGCAACTTCCACATCGTCCCCGAAACGCAGTTGATCCCCGGATACCCGCTCTTGATCGGTCAGGACTTCGGCCGTAACCCGTGGTCGTTGATCTGTCAGATGGACCACCTTGGGAGGCTGATCGTCCATGAAGAAGTCCCTGCGACGAACGTCGGCCTCGAAAAGCACGTTCAGCAGTCGCTCAAGCCTCGGCTATTCTCAGCCAAGTATCTTGGCTTCAAGGTCTGTGTTGTCGGGGACCCATCGGGTGTCGCCAAGGGCACGATCTCGGAGGAGAGCTGCTTTGATGCTCTACAGCGAATGGGACTCCCGTGCTTCCCTGCCCCGACAAATGATATTGAGCCGCGTCTACGAGCTGTGGAAGCGCTACTTAGCCGCCAAACCAACGGTGGCCCGACCCTAATGATCAGCGCCGCGGGCTGCCCGTGGCTATGCCGCGCCATGAGCGGCGGCTACCGCTTCACCAAATTGAAGACCGGCGCGCTTCGCACCGTGCCCGACAAGACCGACAAGGAAGGCTTCTCGCACGTCGCCGACGACCTGCAATACGTCGCGCTCGTGGTGCACGGCGGTCAGGTGCCGATTATCGCTCAGCGGCTGCGTCCGCGGGCTCGGAAGCGTCCGGCTGTTTCTGCTGCAGCTTGGACATAAGCATCAACGTCTCCAGACCGACCAGCTCGGCGCGCAGTTTCGCGATGCGCTTGAGGCGCTTGCGCTCGACGCGGCGGCGCCAGGTATCGCTCTCGAAGATCTGGATGATGTACCAGATCAATGCGACCAGCGACGCCGCGAACGGAAGAAGGCCGGTGACGACTGACAGCAGCGTCCCGAGGCTAAAAGTGTGCCCAAGAAGTTGCACTGCTGACTGGTCGCGCATTTCCATTTTTTGGCCCCCCGAATTGGCGCGACCATCGTCGGTTGATCATAAAGTTTTCCTTTAGGGGGGTCGTCGGACGTTCCGGCCAATTTCTTGGTTGGAACTTCTCAATGGCAGATCAGCTTGGCCAGGCCGGTGTCCTACAGGTAATCCCTCCCGCGGAACTGGAACGACAGATCCAGCAACGGGACAGCGACGCAGCCGCCGCACAAACTGCGACCCAACAGCCTCAGTATCCTGAGTTGGCTGGTTATGTCCGCACGCAGTTTGAAATTTTTCGCAATCACCGCAACACCAACGCCGGCTGGTCCAACCGCATGCTGTCGGCGTTGCGGACGTTCAATGGCCAGTACGACCCGACGAAGCTCGCCGAGATCAGTAAATGGGGCGGCAGCCAGGTGTTCGCACGGCTGATTGCCCAGAAGTGCCGCGCGGCCGCGTCGCTGCTTCGCGACATCTATCTCGGCGACGACATCCCGTGGGCGCTCGACCCGCCGGCCAATCCGGACATCCCGCCCGAAATCATGCAGGAAATCGACAAGCTGATCCAGGCCGAGAGCCAGCAGGTTCAGCAAACCGGGCTACCGCCGCCGACGCCGCAGGAGCTATGGCAGCGACGCGAGGCGTTGCTAGAGGGCGCCGAGACCGCGGCGAAGAAGAAAGCGGCGCAACAGGCGCGGTATGCTCAGGACAAGATCCAGGACATGCTGCGCGAGGGCAGCTTCTACCACGCGCTTGCCGAGTTCATCGTCGACCTGCCGATCTTCCCGTTCGCCTGCATCAAGGGCCCCGTAGTCAAGATCATGCCCAAGGTGGACTGGGCGAGCGGCAGCGCCACCGTGCAGCAGACGCCGGTGCTGACGTGGAACCGGGTCAGCCCATTTGACATCTGGTTCACCCCGGGCGTCGCCGACATCGCCAACGCCAACGTGATCGAGAAGCTGCGCGTGACGCGCGCCGAGCTCAACGATCTGCTCGACCTGCCCGGCTACAACTCCGATGAAATTCGCGCGGTGCTCGACGAGTACGGCCGCGGCGGTCTCTATGACAACTGGGACACCACCGACGCCGAGCGCAGCGTGTTGGAGAGCCGCGAAAACCCGGCGTGGAACAGATCAGCGATGATCACCATGATGGAGTTCAACGGCAATGTCCAAGGACGCGTACTTCAAGATTACGGCCTCGCTGTCCAAGACGAGCTTCGTGACTATCATGTTCAGGTCTGGGTTATCGGCTCGCACGTCATCAAGGCACACCTGTCGCCTTCACCACGTCAGCGACATCCGTATTTCATCACGAGTTTTGAGAAAGTGCCGGGTACGCCTGTCGGCAATGGTCTGACCGATCTGCTCGCCGACCTGCAGGAAGCCGCCAACGCCACGCTGCGCGCGCTGATCAACAACCTGTCGATCTCGTCGGGGCCGCAGGTCGTCATCAACGACGACATGCTGGCGCCGGAGGAGAACGGCGAGGAGATGTATCCGTGGAAGCGGTGGCACACCCGCACCGACCCCGTGAACAACAACGCCAAGCAACCGATCTCCTTCTTCATGCCGGCGAACAACGCTCAGGCCCTGATCCAGTGCCTGCAGGAGTTCACTTCGATCTCGGACGACGTGTCGGCGATCCCGAAATACGTCGGCGGCCAAGCTGGCGGCGGCGCCGGGCGTACGGCTTCGGGCCTGGCGATGTTGATGGGCAACGCCTCGAAGATCCTGCAGACGGTGTCCGCGAACATCGACCGCGACGTGATCGAGGAAAGCCTGCTGCAGTTATTCGACCTGCTGATGCTGACCGATCGCACCGGGATGCTCACCGGTCAGGAAAAAGTTTCCGTCACCGGCGTGAGCGTGGCGATCCAGCGCGAGACGCTGCGGCAGCGCCAGATCGAGTTCCTGACGGCAACGAACAACCCGACCGACATGAAGATCATGGGCATCGGCGGTCGCGCCGCGGTGCTGCGATCGGTGTCCTCGACGATCGGCATTCAGGGCGACCAGGTGGTGCCGTCCGACGCCGAGATCGAGAAGATGGAGAAACAGCAACAGCAACAGGCAGCGCAAGGTGGAGACATCGAACAAGCGATCGTGGCCGCGGTTAACAAAGGCGTTGAGGCTGGCGTTAAGCGTATCTCGACCGAGCTCACTTCTGGTGTGCTGGCCGCTCGGGCGCATATGCCGGAGGGCCCACCCGCGCATATCGGTACGCCGGGCGCGATCGCGCCAGAAGCTGCGCCAGGAGGCGGCCAGGGCGCTTCCAGCGACCCGGGCATGCACGCTGGCCAACACGGCGGCATGCAGGAGGCGGCCAGGCAATCGTCGGGCATGAAGCCGCCGGCGCCGTCACAGGCGATGGGGCCGCAGACGCATCTGACGCCGCACATGACGGGCGTTAAGGGTTCGGTCGCCGGGGGCGTCGGCTGATGACCGTCAACACCCAGAAACTTGTCCGCGTTCTCGACGGCCCGCTCGGCCCGACCGGCACGTACAAAGGCGTCCAGATTTTACCGGCGTTCACCGGGCCGACTGGCACGTTTCCCGTGTGGGGGCAGATCGACGCACTGCAGCAGGCGGCGGGCCCGACCGGGACGTGGGAAGACGTCTATGCGCTCACCGGGCTCACCGGGCTCGCGGCGCGCAACGCCAAGACCGTGATTATCCCTGGCTATACCGGGCCGTCGTCGAACTACAATCCGGTGACGGCGCTCGGCAGCAGCCTGATCGAATACTGGGACGCCAACCGCTCCGACACGATCACCGCGCTCTCTGATGCGACTTACACCGACGCGGTGTCGTCGTGGCTTGGCCTCGTGACTGGGGCCAACCTGGCGCAGTCGACCCCCAATCTTAAGCCGGTGTACGACCCGACGGGGCTCAATGGCGCACCGTGCATCACCTTTGACGGCGCCCAGCAGTATCTCAAATGCACCGATGCCGCGTTCATGTCACTGCTGCCGGCCGGCGCTACCCCTTGCGAAATCTGGGTGGTGTGTTCGCAGGATGTGGCCGCAGCCGACGCCACTACGCGCCATGTGGCGGGGTACGCTGCCACCAGCGTTGTCAACGGCCGCTCTGTCGCCCGTCTTCCTGTCGGCGGCGTCAACCGCGCCCGTTCCTACACCGGCACCGGCGCCGCGGCCACGAACGCTACCGACACCCATGTCGATTTATCCGGTGTGCATGTTTTGCGCAGCATCCACGGTGCGACCCAAACGTCGATAGACGTTGACAGCGCCGGCGCGGTGACCGCTGCCGTGGTGCCGAACACCAGCACACCGACGCTGTTCACGGTGGGCACGATCCCCGCACTTGCCGCTTCGAACTGGTGGCAGGGCAAGGTGTCAGCCGTGCTTGTGACCGCGCCGCTCACTACACAGCAGGCCACCGACCTGCATAACTATTTCGGGTGACGCCATGGCATTGATCTCCCCTAGCAGGGCAACGGGTGAGCTGTTCGGGCCGAAGGGCGTGTCGGTGTCGTTCGGCTGGGTGACCGACACGCATCATGACCCGCTCAAGGCGACGGACCCCAATCAGGGCGGCAAGTATTTTCAGGACGCGGCGAAGAAGATCCCCGACATTACGGCGATCTTCAATGCGCGCACCGATCTCGCATTCGTGTTTCAGAACGGCGACTTCATTGACGGCTCCGCGAACGCCAGCGCGGCGTTGACCGACCTGGCGGACATCGACAATTTGCTCGCGGTCAACGTGCCGAAATATCACAATATCGGCAACCACGAGGTGACTTGGCTCACCAAGGAGCAGGTGATGTCGGTCACCGGCCAACCGAGCAAGTGGTACTCGTTCACGCGCGGCGGCGTGACATTCATCGTGCTCGACGGAAATTATCTTTCCGACGACGACTCTAACGATCTTTCGATCTCGTCAAACCAGCAAGGTGTCAGCCCTTACGTCTCCTACATCCCGCCGACGCAACGCGCATGGCTGTCTGCGACGATCGCGGCTTCACCGTACCCTTGCGTGATCTTCTGCCATTACCCCGTCTATTACGCATTGGACGGGTTTTCGTGGGGGCTGAGCAACGCTGCTGCGGTCCGCACCATTCTTGAGTCGTTCGGAAATAAGGTCATCGGCTGCATCTGCGGCCACCGACACGACAACTTCGTCGCCCGCGTCAACGGCATCCTTTACTGCACACTGCATGCGACGGCCGTCTCCGCGTACCCACTGCTCACTTATTCCATCGTGACCGTTTATCCGATCAAACGCGCGATCAAGATCGTCGGCTTCGGCCGTCAAGCCAGCTACGTCGAGGCTTAAGAAAACCGCAACTATCTCGCCTCCAGTACGGAGGCACATTTTAGGGAGCCACGCTGATGGCGATTTTGTCCAGCCGTAACTACGACCGCAACATGATCGGCAACGTGTTGAAGCAGGTTGTCGATGCCGTGAACGCTGGCAACATCGGCGGCCCCACCGGCCCGACCGGCGCTGCTGGCCCGACCGGCCCGTCGCAAGGCGCGACTGGACCGACCGGCGCCGCCGGCGTCACGGGTCCGACAGGTTCAGCCATCGGTGCACAGGGTCCTGCTGGCCCTGTCGGCGCACAAGGCGCAACAGGTGCGACGGGTCCTACCGGTCCCGGAGCGACTGGTCCCGCGGGTGCGATCGGCGCGACTGGTCCGTCGCCGGGCTCGACCGGTCCGACCGGACCCACGGGCGCGGGCGTCACTGGTCCGACAGGCGCGGGGTTCACCGGGCCGGCTGGTCCGACTGGGCCGACTGGTACCGTCGCAATCGTTGTGGTGCCGCCGACATCTGATCCTCGTGTTAGCGGTCAGGTCTGGAATAACGCGGGCGTGCTCACCGTCTCCGCCGGTTAATAGGAGGAGCGAATGGCGAACTCACCGCTCGGTTATCCGTTCAACAGCAAACAACTGCTCGACCCGTCGCTGGCGTCGAAGGACACCTACGACGATGGCGCAATTCCGGTTGTGCTTAAGGCGGTTGTCGACCTG